CATTAGATTACCTTGGCAAGTACATCCTGAACGAGACCAATCATGGAGAGATCAACAAGATGCTGATTTAGGTGTTAGAATGGCAGCACAAGAATGTGACTGTGATTTTACCACTTCAGGTGATACAGTGTTTACTCCTGAAGATATAACATTTTATGAACAAACTTGGATAAAAGATCCACTTGAAAAACGCGGAATAGACCAAAATTTATGGATTTGGGAACCAGCAGATTATTCTAGAAATTATTTAATTACCGCTGACGTTGCTCGTGGAGATGGAAAAGACCACTCAGCGTTTCATATTTGGGATGTTGAAACATTTACTCAAGTAGGTGAATATAGAGGCCAAGTTAGCACAAAAGATTATGGTCATTTATTAGCTAGTATAGCTACAGAATACAATAATGCTTTACTTGCAGTTGAAAATTCAAGTGTAGGTTGGTCAACAGTTCAAACAATATTAGATAGAGGATACCAAAACTTTTATTACTCTCCTAAAGGTGGAGCAAATAATGTAGATTCATATTTTGATCCTTATATGGATACAACTAAAATGACACCTGGATTTACAATGTCTACTGGTACTCGCCCAATAGCAATTGGTAAATTTCAAGAAGCTATTCAAGATAAAGGTGTTACTTTTTATTCTGTTCGCCTTCTAGAAGAAATGAAAGTATTTATATGGAGAAACGGCCGAGCAGAAGCACAATCAGGTTACAATGATGATTTGGTGATGGCATTTGCTATGGGTTGTTATTTACGTGAGACTGCTTTTAAATTAAGACAACGTGGAATGGATATGACTAAAAGTATGCTAAATGGTATGTCAACTAATACGCACAGATATTCTGGAGGGTATTCTTCTACTACAACTGTTAATCAATACACTAATAACCCATATAAAATAAATAATCCATATTCAAATGATCAAGAAGATATTTCTTGGTTAATATAAATAAATAAACAATGGCAGATAAAAGCTTATTTACCCGATTAAAAAGACTCTTTTCAACAGATGTAATCATTAGAAATGAAGGAGACAATCAACTAAAAGTAATGGATGTTAATAAAATCCAAGTTTCAGGTGATTATGAAACAAATGCTTTAGTAGATAGATTTAATCGTATTTATACAAATTCACACACTTCAATTTACGGTTACCAAAGTAGTTTCAACTACCAAACCTTAAGACCTACCCTATATTCAGAATATGATTCAATGGATACAGATGCTATTATTGCTTCTGCTTTAGATATTATAGCTGATGAAAGTACATTACGTAATGATATGGGAGAAGTACTTCAAATTCGTAGCTCAGATGAAGATGTACAAAAAATTCTATATAATTTATTTTATGATGTATTAAATATAGAATTTAATTTATGGCCTTGGATTCGTAATATGTGTAAATATGGTGATTTCTTTTTAAAATTAGAAATTGCTGAAAAATTCGGTGTATATAATGTTATCCCATATAATGCATTCCATATTGAAAGGCAAGACGGATATGATAAAGACCACCCAGCATCTGTAAGATTTAGATTTGATCCTGATGGTATTTCATCCCCTTCAGACTATGGTTATTATAATGTACCTAATGCTGGTGGGCAAGCTGGTTCAATATATTTTGACAATTATGAAATGGCTCATTTCCGTTTATTAACGGATACTAACTTTTTACCTTATGGTAGATCATATTTAGAGCCTGCTCGTAAGTTGTTTAAACAATATACTATGATGGAAGATGCAATGTTAATACATCGTATTGTTAGAGCACCTGAAAAACGCATATTCTATATTAACGTTGGAAATATTGCACCTGCTGAAGTAGAAAACTTTATGCAGAAGACAATTTCTAAAATGAAACGTACTCCATATATTGATCAACAAACTGGTGATTATAACTTGAAGTACAACATGCAAAATTTACTTGAAGATTTTTATATCCCTGTTCGTGGAAATGATCAAGCAACTAAAATTGATAATTTAGGTGGATTGCAATGGAATGGGATTGAAGACGTTACATATTTAAGAGATAAATTGTTTGCTGCTCTTAAGGTACCTAAAGCATTTATGGGGTATGAAAAAGATTTAACAGGTAAAGCTACATTAGCAGCTGAAGATATCAGATTCGCCCGTACAATTGAACGCCTTCAACGTATTGTAATTTCAGAATTAACTAAAATTGCTTTGGTTCATTTATACGCTCAAGGTTATAAAGATGAAAGCATGACAAACTTTGAACTATCATTAACTACTCCTTCTATTATATATGATCAAGAAAGAGTTGCCTTAATGAAAGAAAAAGTAGATCTTGCTAATCAAATGTTGGAATCTAAAATTATGCCTACTGATTGGATTTACGAAAACATATTCCATTTGAGTGAAGATCAATATGATGAATATAGAGATTTAATTATTCAAGATGCAAAACGTAAATTCCGTTTAGCTCAAATTGAAAATGAAGGCAATGATCCATTAGAAACAGGTAAATCTTATGGTACACCACATGATTTAGCATCTCTTTATGGTAGAGGAAGATATGAAAGTGGTGAAGTGCCTCTTGGATATGATGAAAATAAAGATTTAGGTCGCCCTGAAGAAAAAGTATCTGATAGAAATACCCAAGATAATGCGTTTGGAAAAGACAGAATTGGAACAGATGGTGTTAAAAAAGATGGAGATGAATCAGATTCAATTAGACCTAAATTTCAAGGTGGTTCTCCTTTAGCACTTGAAACTAAAGTTAAGCGAAATAAAAACGCATATCAATTCAATAACATTAAAAATCAAACCAAACAGATTATATTTGAATCAGATATTAAGGGAAATTCGCTATTAGATGAATCTCAAATACGAGAGTAAGAAAAATTCATATATTTATAAATAAACAAATTAAACTAGAATGCAAGTAAAACATTCAAAGTATAAGAATTCTGGGATTCTTTTCGAACTTTTAGTTCGTCAAATTACCTCTGATACGTTAGATGGTAATGAATCACCGGCTAAAGATATACTTAAAAAATACTTCGTTAAAACGGAATTAGGTCGTGAGTATAAGTTATATGAAACTCTTTTAAAAAAAACTTCATTAACTGAAACAAAAGCTAATATTGTTATTAATACTTTAGTTGAATCTTCTAAAACTTTAAATAGAGGAGTCCTTAAAAGACAAAAATATAATTTAATTTCTGAAATTCAGAAACATTATGATTTAAATAAATTTTTTAATCATAAACTTCCAAATTATAAAGCATATGCTGCTTTTTATACTTTATTAGAAATTGCAAACTCTTCTAATCTAATAAACCCAGAACAAACCATTAATAATAAAGTTACTATTTTAGAACATTTAACTGCTGCTAATATAGCACCAAATAAAGTTCGAGATGAAGTAATGGAAGAATTTGAAAAAGCAGATAAAGATGTTCGTTTGTTAGCTTATCGTTCTCTTTTAGAGAATTTTAATACAAAATATGACGATTTACATCCAAATCAAAAAATCATTCTTAAAGAATTTATTACATCTATAGATAATACTACACGTTTAAGAGAATTTTATACTGATAAGATTAATGAAATCAAATCAGAATTAGTTTCTTTAAATAAAAAAACCAAAAACCAAGTTACTCAAATTAAAATTAACGAAATCGTATCTTTAATTAACCCCCCATTAAAGAATTCTCGTATAACAGATAATGATTTAGTTGATTTGTTGCAGTATTATGATTTAATTAATGAATTAGAAACTGTAAATGAATAAGATTAAAGAAATAATTAGAAAAAAACTTAAAGAAATAAGTGCTACCAACGTAGGTGGTGCTTCTTTTTCTGGGGGTGAAGGCGCAAATTATGCTACCCCCGCTGCTTTTTCTTCTAAAACAAACTCTAAAGGAACAAAAAATATTTATTATTATAAGTTAGGGTTTAAACCCGTTCCAAACATTAAACCAAAATCTTACGACAAGAAAAAATTGTGGGAAGATGAAATGTTAAATGAAATGAATGAATTTCAAAAGAAACGTTTAGAAGGTTTAGATGAAAT